TGCCCTAATGTTTCCAGCCGGGTCGCCTGCAGAGAAGATGGTGTAACCGGAGTACTTGTTAATCAAGGCTGGCTTCACGATGTCATTGGCGAACTGACGGATGCCCATGTCTTCTGAAACAAATTCATCTAGGATGATTAGCTTGCCACGGGTAGTGACTTGTGCCACAACACATGCGGGTGTCAATCCAAAGTCCCAGCCTAGAACTAAAGGCAAACCTCTAGCCGCTTCCACGTTCTTGGTTAGGCAGTGCACCTTGTCGTTGTACTCTGGGTAGACAGGCTTGCCATCTTTGGTGGAGCCATAGTTACCTAAGAGGAAAACGTTAATCCAATCATCCTGCTTTGAAGTGACCTGTCGCAAGTAATACTCATAACCATTCGGTAGGTTGTAAACATTCTCAGCCTCTGGATTAGGCTTATACACCTCACCCTCTTTAAACAAACCGCCGGGCTGCCTAAAGAATGCCCACTCAGGTGGACTCTCTTCTTCTGCAACTTTGTAATACCAATGGTCGTCATCACATGGGTTGGTATCTAAGATAACACCACTCCAGCTCGGACCACCCACAAGTCTTGACGGGTATCGACCAACACGCTGGGTTGTCATATCAAAGATTTCTTTAGGTATCTCTGAGGCTTCGTTAATCCATGCACCCGTTAATTCTAAAGAGCGTAGCTTGCCAGTTTCTGTCGGGCGGTCTAACGCCATAAACATAACCTCAAGCTCCATGGCTGTGCCGTCACCTATGTCGCCAATCTTCATGACAGAGGTAATCGGTGTGTCCCATCGGATAGGTGCTACAGCAGAACTGAACCAGTTCTCCCACGTCCTGATTGTTGTGGACTTAAGCTCAGGGTAGGTGTTGCGAATCACGAGCCAGCGAGAGCGTCTGATGCCATCGGGGGATGGTCGTTGCTCAATCGCACGCCTCATGATCTCTACACAACAGCTACTTGATTTGCCACTACCAACCGGACCCATCAACCCCCTAACAAAAGAATCATCAGCATGGAAAGCTGCAGCCACTGGGCCGGGAGGTACATACGAAATGGTTTCCACTACTTCTTGCTACCCATGGATAAGTTAAACGTAATAGGCTGGGTGTCGACATCCATCTTTACATCAGACAAATCAGGGAGAATCTTCCGTAGCAAGATTTCAATCGCTCTTACCTGTGTGGTCGACAAGTCTACTGTGCCTTGAGCATGCCCGGTCAGACGGTTAATCAGCTGGCTGGCTTGTATCTTCAAGCGTGTGTTGTCATCGTGCTTAATCTTCACTCTTCGTGCTGCCATTTTCTTTACCTTATAGTTTCAACGCCTGCCCTATCGAATGCCTTTAGCATAGATGCTGCGAGTCTTACCAGATCATCTCGCCCATGGAACTCAAAAAGGTTGAGCTCGGCTTCAAACAAATGAGGGGTACCCTCGATATTGACCATGCCACTAAGCATAACCACTTGCGGTGCCAAGGAACGTTTGAGTTCGCTCTCATGTTGCACTGTGATTCCTCGCAACACTTCAAATTGATTGAGGTATTCCTGCAGAGTTTCTTTGCTTAACATATTTTGTGCCAAGGTTTTGTGGTTGCGGGAGAAGGAATTGCACCCCCGACCCCCGGATTATGAGTCCGATGCGCTACTACTGCGCCACCCCGCCATGTTTAAGTATCTCTCACCGCAGCTAGGCGCCCATCCTCTAGCTAAATACGGGCATTAACGGCGAGATTACACACATATTATCACGCATGTTAGAAAAATTTAGACAGATACTAAACAGGACCCCCCCCATATATTGCAGATGGGTCCATACCCCACCACGTCCATACACAAAAAACATACGGCAGCCCCAGTATCACCACATGCTACACACAAGATAAGCTATTCGCTGCCACACAAATTCCGGCTCCGAGTGTTCGATGACTTAGATAGCAGTGTAAAGGTGTGCAGATGTTTAGGATTAGGGGTTAAAGGGTTTTAAAAGTGATTGGTGCGTGTGTGTAGGGGATACTGTTAGTACCACCCCCCCCCTATCCAGCTTCGATGGTCCCTATGGGGGTACCCTTTCCCTGTATGTACATCATTGTTTCCTGTGCTGCCTCCATGTTTCTGGCTCTTCATCCTCAATCCCATCTATCTCTCTGCATAACCATGACTAATCCATAGACTTGATTACAGCCTCTCAGTTGAACGAACGATGCAAGGTGTCACTTGGGTATAGGGGCGATGATTTAAATCGATTGTGTGCAGAACTGAGGTGTCTGTGTGCTATGGCAATGTCAACCTTGATTTCATTACCTTTTCTCTAGCTAACTCCCCCCCATTTCTAACCCTATTTCTTTCTACCTTCACCTTCGGTTCGGGTGCAACCCCCCGCTTCGCTTTGAGGGGGGTTACCCCCTTCTGTTATCAATTTTGTTTAACAGCCAACTACGTCTCAAAGGTATACGTCATGACAACACTCGACATCAACTTCGACAATGTAAACACAGTCAAATCAGATGACTCCAAGCCAATTAGCGACAAGCAACGTTACCGTATTCAAACCATGATTGATCGCAACATCATCAATTCTGCTATGCCTGATACATCATGGGAAGCGTCTTTTATCATCCGTACTGCTCCTGCATCCAAGAAAGACAAAGAACTCTTACGTGTTCGTGGTGGGCGTGTTGTTGCACGTATGACTGTATCCGAACTAGAGACTGCCAATCGCATGTTAGAAGTCTTGGATACTCTTCGTACATCTAAGACTTCTGAAGCTCTTGATGCTTCTTCTCTTATACGTAGATACTTTACTAACAAGTAATACGTCGTTGGGTGCCAAGGGTTTTTGGCATTCAACATTTCAATCAATTGTTTTTTATCTAGGAGATTCACATGAGTAACTGGTTCAAGCACATCGACTTCAGCTCACCTAACTGGTCAAGTCAGACCCAGCGCGAGCTTAAGCATTACAAACCTGTTAAGGATAAGATCCCGCCAGTTGCATATCTGGGTGCAGCTATCTTCATCTGCGTTCTGGTAGGAATGATGTTTATAGGTCAAGCAGTTGGTTTCTAAATACACATGGGTGTGGGTTACAGAGATATGTACTGTAACCCACACTCGTGACACATCTCTCATCAACGACTCATAGGCATGGAATATCTTTCCGTGGTTTGTGCCATAGAGTTTTCGGCTTTACATTCAAGGAGATTTATATGTACCAGTAAGAAAGCATTGACAAAGCACAAGCAACAGTTGAGTGCAAAGAGAAAGCATTTGTATACCTTAGTGAATCCCAGATAAAACACATACTTAGCCTTGCTAAGACACCAAGAAGGATCATCCAAATCACTCAAGAAGTTATGAAAAGAATCAACACATCCATCGACTACACGGAGAACTAAATGACACCGCACAAACACGCAGAATTGATTAAGGAATGGGCAGACGGTGCTGAAATTCAGTTTTATTTTGAAAACGAAGAAGTTTGGCGTTACGTTGAGTCTCCCCAATGGCACAAAGGCACAAAGTATCGGATCAAGCCATTGCGAACTGTTCATAAATACATCTTCGCATACCAAGATCAGGATGCTTGGCGCACAACTGTACAGTACTACTCGATTGAAGAAGCAAAAAAATTATTTACTAACGAGCATAACTGGGAAGCAATCCTCAGTTCAACCAAGGAGTTTTTATTATGAGACGCAAGAACATATTCTTAATGCAAGCATGGCTTAACGGTGCAGACATACAGGTACGATCTCAACCTGATGAAGCATGGTTAGATATTGAGTACCCATGCTGGTATCCCGATGAAGAGTATCGGCAAACACCAAACGGGTCTAAGTATATTTGGGTATACAAAAAGAAAAAAGCATGGCACCTTTGTGATTTATATATGACAGACGACTAGGCAGAGATAGCGTTTGCCGGAAAGCTTTATCAACGCATTGGTTTATCGGAGGAATAACATGAGACATCGCAACGCAGATCTAATTAAACAGTACATAGAAGACACATCGCTACCTATCTGGTACTGGAATTATGGAGAAGGCAAATGGGAACGTGGCAAGCCTTGGCAACTCTTAGCTTCCAGCGAGGTGACAATCATGGCAGTAGGCGAAGTGCCAGAAGGAGTACATAAGAAGCGAGTCATGATAGGTAGCGGCACCTTTACAAATCCCGTAATGTACCCGCTAACAGTTGGCACTAGATATTACTTGGCTGATCGTAGCACAACAATCAATACTTCTGGCACACGCGAGGCATTAGATCACGAATACATATGGGAGGGTAATGAGTTTGATTTAGAAAGCTTAGCGTTAAACATAGTGCATCTGTCAATACAAGAAGCGCATCAACATTATTTAGCGATGCAAATGTACAACATAGATGCAGTTCAAAGAGCAAGAGGCATCCTAAAAACAATAGGATAGACAGACAAGGAGAGTGATGATGGATAAGTATCAAAAGTTTGCACTAGATATGTTCTTAGATGCATACGATAGGACAATGGACTATCAAGATATACAAAGCATTATGTGGAAGAAGCTAGATGTGCTGGATGTTGTGGCCGTGAAAGAACATTCCAAGCATCTACCTATTGAAGTTGTAGCCATGCTGATAGATGAAACAAAAGATCGACTGAAGACCAGCTTTGCACAGTCGAAGGTTATCAAAACTTACAACGTAACCTTAGCGATCCTCGCACCCAATGTAGTAACGGTAAAGGCTAAGGGTGTCAATGTTAAAGAGGCTTACGCAGCAGCTAAAGAATCTGTAGCAACAACTCAAAAGATTCCTAAGTATAAACTGCAAGAGTACTCGATTGAAGAGGTCAAGCCATGATGAGCTTACACACAAGTCTTGGCACTGACACAACAATTATTAAATATTCTCTAGGCAAGCAGTATCTTTCCGCGATTGTAAACAATGACTTCTCAGGACTGGAGGGTTGGGAAGTACATGAGTTAAATCTATGGTGGGATAAAGTCTATAGCAAAGATGCAGTCTTTAGCTTTGAAGAATTAGAAGGAACATTCTTTACTCAATGTGAAGCTTCTGGATTGCATAACAACTGTTGTGTAGTCATTAAACACATCTCTTCTTTTTAAACCCCAGCAACTAACACCTCTCTTGGTTATCGCCCCCCCCCTTCTACTTCGTAGGGGGTCGATACCATTTACTTTTTTAAACCTTTATGGAGATTGACATGGCACTACTCACAGTCGAAAGCTATATCTTGAGTCAAATAAATTCAGAGCAGACGTACCAATCAACGTTTGTAAGTTTATTAAATCGTATGGGCTTAACAGTTGGTCTGACGAATGTAGATGAAGAAGATTCTGATTGCGATAACGAGGAATGTTATTTAGATTGGATTCGTAATGACTCTACAGACAGCATCATTTGGGATCAGGAAATTTCAGTCACCAACTTTTGGGATAACTTATCTCCAAGACAGCAAAAGATATTAAGAGATTTCATACAGCGTTCAAGCATTGGCTCTTTAGCTAAACCAAACCTACCATAGGAGATATAACATGCATACATTCGATGAACTCAGAAGCAACATAAACAATCTTTCCCTTCACAACTTGGCATACATTAAAGAGAGTGCCAAGAAACTTGTCAAAGCTATGTCTCAAGCTGGTGGCAGAACAGCCAGCAAAAACCAGTACTTGGTTGAATTGTTTGCAGTTAAGTACACATTAGATCAAAACAAGTTAAATCAATTCATTTCTTGTTTGAGAATCGAAGTCGAATCATTACAGTCTAATTCACCAAAGGGTGCAATGAAAGCTTTGTTTATGATCGATTTAGTTTCAACTCACAGGAGCACAATCACTAGCGATCATGCAGTTCATACTGCCAATAAACATGCAGAAGCTTTTGTAAATGACAAGAACTTTATTACTGCAGCTTTAAGTTCTTACAACGTAATGGAAATGGATTGTGGGCATTGGGGTGTAGACAGTGGTCACTACAGAGATAGTGAAAACTATCATCGCATACATCATGTATGTGCCGATTGCGCTGAAAGGATGAATGGGTCTGACCTATGGGTAAGATCAAACGATTACTTTATATCGCTCGCTAATCACGTGACGATTTATACAAATCAAGGGCCTATGTCTACTGATGTACGCAACCCAGCAATGGTTTATTCAGATATGCGTGGACGGTATGAGTCTCTTGATTACAACCCGTATCAAGGACTGATAGGTGACTACCACAGCAGTAAGCGCCACGGCTTCAACAAGATACTGTCGCCTTGGTTTAAGTCTCACAAACGTTTGTTTGGTTGCGAGTTAGAGGTAGAACTTAAAGGCAGTACAACTAACACACAGAAAGCAAAAGCTGCTGGTCGGATACATGAAATATTAAATCCTAGTTTAGAATCTGGTGAGTACTGCTACTTCGAGAGAGATGGCTCAGTACAAAATGGCTTTGAGATTGTGACACAACCAGCAGGATTGGATGTTCACCTTGAAAAGTTTAAAGCTTTCTTAACTAACGATGCAGCTAAGCAGGGTATGCGCTCACATGAAAGTGGGTCATGCGGCTTTCATGTACACGTAGACAGAGAATGTTTAAGTCAAACTCAAATCTTTCGCATCCAATCTTTTATGCACAACCGAGAGAATGAAGTGCTTATCAAAAAGATCGCTCGTAGATATAGCAATGGTTACAGCCAAGTACATCCATCTATGGGCAAGATGTCACCTTATAACAAAGGAAGTGAAAGTCGTTATGACGTGGTCAACATCACAAGTAGAAACACAATAGAGTTCAGAGTATTCAGAGGGTCTCTTAGGTACGAATCAATAGCGGCTGCGTTGCAATTTGTAAACGCACTGTTAGATTTTTGTACGCCGGGCAATGTATCTATCAAAGACTTTAATAGCGAAGGGTTCAAGGCGTTCATAGCTTTGCCAGACAACTTAGAAGATACAAAATACTTAAGAAAATATTTATCAATCAGTGCCGTCAATTCTGACACAACAGACCTAGAAAACTTAGCAGCTTAATAAGGAGCTATCAATGTGCATACTCATTCATCATCCAAAAAACACCGTCTTCTCTTCAGAGCAGATCGCAGACTTTTATTACAGCAACTCAGATGGTTTCGGAGCTATCGTCAAGGATGGCGCTACTGTAGAAGTAATTAAATCAGTAGGCACGCTTGCAGAAATCAACGCTCTATACAACAAAGAAGTAGCAGGCAAAGAAGCAATCATACACTTGCGTATGAAAACACATGGCGAGATTAACTTAGCTAACTGTCACCCTTATGAAGTTATACCCGGCTTGTGGATGGCACACAATGGTATCTTGCGCCAAGGTAATAACATAGATCCAAAGATGTCAGACACATGGCAGTTTATTCAAACGCATTTGCGTCCTATCTTATCGCGTGACCCTAGTATGATTCACAACCATGGCTTCCAAGCATTGATAGAAGATAGCATAGGTGCATCCAATAAGTTTGCATTCATGGATGAACAGGGTGCAGTTGTCATCATTAACAAAGATGCTGGTATTGTTCATAACGATGTATGGTATTCCAATACATACGCCTGGACTCCATGGAAGTTTGGATACGGCAAAGAACCTGCATACCAATACCCTCAGACATCAACTCGTGTCTGGAATCCTAAGTACTATGGCACA